TCTGAACAGGATGCTCTATCTCCGACCGCGTTAGAGTCTGCATATGAGTGGTACACCTCTGGACCAAGACAGCGTTTACAACCAAAAGGTGCGATTGTAATTGTTATGACGCGTTGGTCTTCTATCGACCTAACCGCTAAATTACTAGATGCGCAGAAAGAACCTTTGGCTGACCAATGGGAAGTGATAGAGTTCCCTGCTATTTTCCCAGATACAGAGAAACCTCTTTGGCCTGAGTATTGGGCGTTAGAAGAATTACAAAAAGTTAAAGCGTCTTTGCCTGGTATGAAGTGGAATGCTCAGTGGATGCAAAATCCTACCGCAGAAGAGGGTTCTATTATCAAACGCGACTGGTGGCAAAGATGGAAGCATGATACTTTGCCGTCGGTTAAGTACATCATGCAGTCTTACGATACTGCTTTCTCTAAAAAGGAAAGTGCCGATTACTCAGCTATCTCAACTTGGGGTGTTTTTAGACCCAACGAAGATTCGCCCGATTGCGTTATTTTATTAGACGCTCAAAGAGGGCGTTGGGATTTTCCAGAACTAAAAGAAATAGCTATGCGTGAGTACCAATATTGGGAAACAGATATGGTATTGATTGAAGCTAAGGCTTCTGGAACTCCGCTTACCCATGAGCTTAGAAGAATGGGAATCCCTGTTGTTAATTACTCGCCGACCAGAGGCCATGATAAAACAACTAGGATGCATTCAGTTGCGCCTATCTTTGAATCAGAAATGGTGTATGCACCCAATAGAGCATTTGCTGAAGATATGATTGAAGAATGTGCGTCATTTCCGTTTGGAGCTCACGATGATTTATGTGATACTATGACTCAAGCTTTGATGCGATTCCGCGAAGGCGGTTTTGTTTCTTTAGATAGTGATTACGAAGATCAAGAACGCGAACCTAGACAGAGAGTTTATTACTGATGGCAATAGAAAGACAAACACCCGATCCAGCTCAAGAAGTTGAAGAATTTCAAGATATGACATCTGAGCAGTCAACCGATGATATTGATAGTGAGATTATTGAAATCTTAGGAGAGCTAGACGAAGAAGGTGTTCAGTATCAAGATGATGGATCTGTTATCTTGGGTGACTTAGACGAAGATATGGGAGATGTAGGCTTTGGTGAGAACTTAGCTGAAGTTGTTGAAGATTCTGAAATTAATAAAATCTATATTGAGCTAACAGCAGCAATTGAAAACGATAAGTCTGCTAGAGAAGATTGGGAAAAAACTTATACCGACGGTTTAAAATACTTAGGTATGAAGTTTGACAACAATCGTTCTGAACCATTTGAAGGCGCGTCAGGTGTAATTCATCCTTTATTGGGAGAAAGTGTTACTCAATTTCAAGCTCAAGCTTACAAAGAATTATTGCCAGCAGGCGGCCCAGTTAAAACTCAAGTAGTTGGTGAATACAGTCCAGTAATAGAAGAGCAAGCTCAACGCGTGCGTGAGTTTATGAATTACCAAATTATGCACGTGATGGAAGAGTACGACGAAGACTTAGATCAGATGTTGTTCTATCTTCCGTTAGCAGGTTCTGCTTTTAAGAAAGTTTATTACGATGAAAATTTAAAACGTGCTGTTTCTAAGTTTGTTGCACCCGAAGATTTAATTGTTCCTTACTATACAACCGACCTAGATTCTTGCCCAAGAATTACTCACTTAATTAAAATGCCAGAGAACGAAGTTAAAAAACTTCAAGCTATTGGTTTTTACAGAGACGTTAAAGTTGACGGCGGCAATAACCTAGTTGGTAATACTGGTTTAGATTCAGAGCTAGAAAAACTAGAGGGTGTTGAACCTTCTTACGATACAGGCGAAGTCTGTCATTTGTATGAAGTTCATTGCAATCTAGACTTAGATGGTTTTGAAGATACCAACGAAGAAGGTGAATTTACAGAAGTAAAACTGCCTTATATCGTAACGATTGATACCAACAGCGAAAACATTTTATCTATCAGAAGAAACTTTGAAGAAGACGATCCGATGAAGAAAAAAATTGCTTACTTCGTACATTTTAAATTCTTACCAGGTCTAGGATTCTACGGCTTTGGTTTAACTCATATGATAGGTGGCTTATCTAAAGCTTCAACTTCAATTGTCAGACAGTTGATAGATGCTGGAACTTTAGCTAATTTGCCCGCAGGATTTAAAACCCGAGGCATTCGTATTAGAGATGAAGACACGCCTATTCAACCAGGCGAGTTTAGAGACGTAGATGCACCCGCAGGAAGTTTGCGAGATGCTATTCAGCCTCTGCCATTTAAAGAGCCAAGTGCTACTTTATTGCAGTTGTTAGGCTTATTGGTTCAAAGCGGTCAACGTTTTGCGTCAATAGCAGAAATAAATATAGGCGAAGGTAACTCTCAAGCACCCGTAGGAACTACTATTGCTCTATTAGAAAAGTCAACAAAAGTCTTGTCTGCCATTCATAAACGATTGCATGCAGGTCAAAAGAAAGAATTTAACATGTTGGCTTCAATATTCTCTAAAAGCTTACCCCCTGTTTATCCTTACGCTGTATCGGGCGGTCAGATGGAAATTAAACAAACTGACTTTGATGAAAGGGTAGATGTCTTCCCTGTTTCAAATCCAGATATTTTCTCTACTAGCCAACGAATAATTATGGCTCAAGAAATGATGCAGTTGGTTCAATCTAATCCAGAAATACATGGGCCAAATGGAATGTATGAGGCCTATAGAAGAATGTATGCAGCTTTAGGAACTGACAATATTGATGCGTTATTAATTCCACCCCCAGATACTCAGCCTAAACCGATTGAGTCTGGAATGGAAAACAGCACTTTATTAATGGGTGGTACGGCTCAAGCGTTTATGCAACAAAACCATGATGCTCATATAGCATCTCACGTTAACTTGTTAAACATGCAGCCAGTTCAAATGAACGCTCAAATTCAAGCAAACATATATTCGCATATCATGCAGCATCTACAGATGAAAGCCGATATGATTGCGCAACAACAGATGCCGCCCGAGGCCCAGCAGCAATATCAACAATTGCAGCAACAAGCCCAACAATCCACACCTGTTGACGCGGCGGCGCTCAATCAACAAGCCAACGATATATTGGCTCAGTTTAGCTCTCCTATAATGACCGATCTAGTAGGACAATTTGCTCAACAAGTAGCAACACCTCCGCAAGAAGATCCTTTGGTTGTTATTAGAAAACAAGAGTTAGCACTTAAAGGTCAAGAGTTACAACAAGACAAAGAACAGTTCCAAATGAAGGAACAAATGCGTTCTCAAGAACAATCCCGACAAGATAAAATAGATCGAGAGCGTATTGACGCTCAGCGAGATATTGCTAGAATGAAAGACGATACAACTCAAGATAGACTTGACCAACAAAAAGAACTAAAATTGATTGATCTTGGGTTAAACCAGATAGATCAATACAGGTAAAAAAATGGCTAAAAATATTAAAGTAATAAAAAACAAACTTTCATACAGTAATAAAGGAACTGTTTCGTCTAAAGTAAAGACGGGAACTTTTTCAGCAAGTACCACTCCAACTCCAGGAACAGGTAAAGGCAAAGCTAGGGGGCTCGGCGAAGCTTCATCTGGCGGTAAGTTTTCTGGCATTTATTAATGTCAGCAATTTGGGTAGCTGACCAATTACAAAAGCGGCTAAAGGAGAAGAAAGAAGACACCCAAAGTCAAATACTTAATGGTGCTAAATCTTTTGAAGATTATCAATATCTACGTGGACGTTACAACTCCCTCGTTGACGTAGAACAAGAACTTAGGGAATTGCTAGAGAGGATAGAACAAAATGACGAAGAACAAGGTACTGGTCCCTGACCATATAGCTGCTGAAATTGAAAAAGATAAAACAGCGGCAATAAAAGAAGAAGAGAAATCTGAAGTTGACAAAGCTTTTGTTAGCTCAGAAGAAAGAGTTCTTGATCCTACGTTAGTAGATAAGAGCTTAATTGAAAGAATGCCTAGCCCTTCAGGTTGGCGCATGTTGATTCTTCCCTACAGAGGTAGAGGAGTAACAAAAGGTGGGATTCACCTAACCAAAGAATCCGTAGACAGAGAAGCTTTAGCTTCAGTAGTGGCTTATGTTATTAAGATGGGCCCACTCTGTTATCAAGACAAGAAAAAATTTGGAGACACACCTTGGTGTGAAGAACGGCAATGGGTGCTAATTGGTCGGTATGCTGGAGCTCGCTTTAAGTTAGGCGATGATGCAGAATGCCGTATTATTAACGACGACGAGGTTATCGCTACGATCGCAGATCCCGATGATATCGTCACGCTGTAAACGTGAGGAGGACTCATGCTAGAAGAAGAAAATAATCAAGCTCCAGAACAAGAGGTTGATGAAGGTGAGATTGTAGAACTTGATGTTCCAGAAGAAGATCAAGAAGCGCAAGCTGCCGTAGAAGATGTTTCTGAAGAAGAAACAAAACAAGACGAAGAGCAAGACGAACTAGAGAACTATTCAAAAAATGTTCAAAAGCGTATTGCTAATTTAACTAAAAAAATGCGTGAGCAAGAGCGTGCCGCTCAATCTGCTTACGAGTATGCAAAGAGCTTACAAAGTGAGAATGAACATTTAAAAACCAGTACATCTCAGCTTAATCAAAGCTATTATGGTGAAGCTGAAAATAGATTGAAGTCTCAAAGAGCTCAAGCTAATGCTGTTTTAAAAGGAGCTTATCAAGACCAAGATTGGGACAAAGTAACAAAAGCCCAAGAAATTCTTGACAAGATTACCGTTGAAGAAAGCAAGTTAGCTAACAACAGAATGCAAATTGAAAGAGAGCCTGTATATCAAGAGGTTCCAAATCAACAAGCATTTCAACAACAAGTTCAAGCTCCGACTCCGCAAGCAGACCCTGAAGCAGAGAGTTGGGCAGAAAAAAACGAGTGGTTTGGTCAAGACGAAATAATGACTTTAGCTGCTTTTAACATTCATCAAAAATTAATTGAGGAAGAAGGGTTTGATCCTAACGACTCAATGTACTATGATGAGATAGATAAACGTATGAGAGCTGAGTTCCCGCACAAATTTAGTGATGGTGGCGCAGTCAAATCAAAAGCAAGGATGCAACAAACCGTTGCTCCAGCTGGAAGATCTGAAGGCTCTGGAAGAAAACGTCAAGTCAGACTAAGCAAAAGCGAAGTCGAAATGGCTCGTCGTTTGAATGTACCAGTTCAAGAATACGCTAAGCATATTAAAAGGTAATAAATATGGCTGATAAAAAAGAAACTAATAACAGAACTCCGCGTTCTGCTGATACTCGAGCTACTATGAACGCTCGCAAACCATGGCGTCCCCCATCTATGTTGGAGACACCACCTGCACCTGAAGGTTATACCTACAGGTGGATAAGAGCCGAAATTGTCGGTCAAGAAGATAAAAAGAATGTAATGTCTAGGTTACGTGAGGGCTTTGAGCTCGTACATGCCGATGAGATTGGAGACTTTGAACTTCCTTCGATTGATGATGGAAAGCANGCTGGTGTTGTCGCAGTGGGTGGTTTGCTTTTGGCTAAGATTCCGAATGAAACACGTGACGAAAGAAACGCCTATTTCTCAGAACGTGCTCAACAGCAACAAGAAGCTATTGATAATGATCTAATGAAGGAATCAGATCCAAGTTCTCCGATGTTAAAACCTCAGAGAACATCAAGCGTAACTTTTGGTGGCGGTAAAAGAAGTTAATTCTTATA